GGTTATTACGCTTGAAGCTGAGTTTAATGACGCTGATCAAATAATTAGCTGGTGGCTTTGGGACGCACCGAATGCTGGCGAAAGACCAGAGCATTGCTACATCACCGACGAAAAGCGTCGTAAAGAGTGGCACGTTACCGACGCTGGCAAGCTATATGATTATTTGGTCGAAATGCAGAAATATATAAAAGAGGAGAAAACCAACTAATGAACTACGAAGTGTTTAGTGTGTCATTCTCCTACATCAAAGAGGTTCTGTTGGATGAAACGTAAAGTCAAAGGACGTAACTACAAAACGCCGACACTAAAAGTCTATAAATTAAAAGAGCGCCGCACAAAACAGTTTATTCGTAAACAGCTGATAAACAAAAATGGAGCAGTGTGTGCAATATGCGGCAATCCGATTGAAACAATGAAAGATTGTACGATTGATCATATCATCCCGATTAGTAAGGGTGGTTTAACGACGATTGATAACTGCCAGTTGGCGCATAAGAACTGTAATGTAAAAAAAGGTGATAAAATATGAGTTCTTTTAATCTTACGATTAGCGGGCAGGTCCCTAGCAAAAAGAACAACAAGCGTATTTTGAAAAACTCACGCACTGGCAGCAGATTTATTGCTAACAGCAAAAGGTTCAATGATTGGTATGAAATGGTTATCAAGGAAATGACCCTTATTTCTAAAAGTCGTAAATTCAGAAACATGAAGCACACAAATCCTTTGGAAGTGACGATGGTTTTTTATAATAAAGACAACGTCAGACACGATCTCGACAATATGGCAAGTAGCATACTTGATTTATTGGTTGATACTGGTTATTTAGAAGATGATTGTTGTAGAATAGTCAACCGCTTGATAATAAATTTTGGCGGTCTTGATAGAAAAAATCCTCGTGTGGAAGTGGCTATAACAGAACTAGCGGAATAGCTAATATATGTTATAATAATAAAAGTTATATTGGAGGGCAACGGTGATAAACTTGGAAGGTACTGAAAGCTATGGCTACGATGAATGGTTAGAGTTTTTTAGAAAAATACCTGCCGCCGAATTAATAGATTCTATAGAAGAACTAAAAGCGAGCCTTCCTGGTGATGGATATGCGGCTGCTATGCGCTGGATTGATATCTTTGATAATCCTGGCAAAATGGACAAGCTTTATAAAGGTAGACTTGATAAAGAGACTGAAACTGACATTATGGATCTTGCAATCGGTGATGATGACGAAAAGTTCTATGAGAGCTTGATCCGTCAAAACGTTGAGCAGCTTACCTCATCAAGTATTTCACAGCAGGAAGTGGCAAGACTGTCGCAGAATATCAATATCTTTAGAAAAGAGCTGCGGGATATTCGGTCCCGCCGTCCAAAATCTGGTTCAGTCCTGGAAAAGGTGCTAGCGAAAGCGGCAGCGCCCTCTAATGCCGCGAAAAAAGCGAAAAAGCCAGCCAAGCCTACATCTAAAAAGGCTAAAACCGCACCTAAGGCTGTAAGAGCGACTAAAAAGAAAAAGGTGATTAAGGATGCCTCTAATGCCGCGAAAAAAGCGAAAAAATAACCAAATACCGCGGATTGATTTATATATTCCTGGCAACACCGAAAAGGCTGAGCTTTTATTTGAACTGCTTGATGAATATGGTATGAAGCTGCTTCCGTGGCAGCGTTTGGTACTACGCCGCTGGCTGGCTGAGGACGAGGACGGTAATTTCGTCAATCTTGATTGCGGATTGAGCGTGCCTCGCCAAAATGGCAAAACTGAGATTATTGTAGCGCGGATTATCTATGGTATTATTTTTCGCAAAGCTAAAGGTTTGTTTACTGCTCAGCAACAGAATACGGTTGACGTTGTCATTAAACGTGTACAAGATTTTTTCTATGAGAATGAACATCCAGAAATATTCAATTTATTAACGCCGAGGTTTCGTAAAAAACCAAGGAACTATAAGTTTATTGAATTTTTGAATGGCGCTGAGTATCATTTCTATACCAGAACGCGCATGGGTGGTTTGGGATCTACTAACGATGACCTGATATGTGATGAGGCTGCAGAGATGCTTGATTCGCATCAATCAGCACTGGTGCCAACGACTGCATCAGCCAAGACAGGCAATCCTCAAATTATTTACGCTGGAACGCCGCCAATGGCTGAAACTGTCGGTGAGGTGTTTGCCAGAAATAGACGAAATAAGCTGGCTGGCGCTTCTGGTGTTTGGACTGAGTGGGGAGTTGAAAAAATCACTGATGTACATGACAAGGAAGCTTGGTTGGCTACCAACCCATCACTGAACATATTTTTGCTTGAAAAGGTGATACAGACTGAAGCCGACAGTATGACAATAGATGATTTCAATCGTATGCGGCTTGGCTGGTGGGCTGGTGTTGAAAACAAGCGCGCAATTAAACAGTCAGACTGGGACGATCTTGCTACTGAGAAGCCTGACTATGATGACGGCTTTAAGCCTGTATATTCTGTAAAGTTCCCCCCAAACAGAAGCTCGTGGTCCCTGGTAGTTGCGCAGCCACTAAAAGATGGTCGTGTGCATGTCGAGGTGGTGATGAGCCGCCCGATGAGTGAGGGATTTCATCGTTTATCGAAATGGCTGATCGAGCGTTGGAGGCAAGCAGCAGTGATTATACTTGATGGAGCGACTGGAGCACCGATACTATTTGAGGAGCTTATAAAGGCTGGCGTTCCTAAAAAGCGTATCATTCTTCCGAACATGAAAGAGGTGGTGGCAGCACATCAGTTTATGAGAGACGCTATTGATAGGGGTGAATTGTCTCACTATAATCAGCCGTTACTGAATCAAACGGTCCGCATAACAAAAGAGCGATCGTTTGGTCGGTATGGTGGCTTTGGCTGGGAGAGTATGACCGATAAATTATCGACCGCGCCGCTCGACGCTGCAACGTTTGCTTTTTGGGGACAAAAGGTATTTCCGAAAAAACAGGTTACTGCTAAAGATAGAAAAATGAGAGCTGATCGCTGGCAGAAAATACTGAGTAGTCTTTAGAAAAATTATCAAAAAAAGTATATAAAATACGTGTAAAATGCTTGCATTGTGCATGCATATTTGCTATACTAAAGACAGTCAAGCGAGGCATATTAACAATTAGAGGATACAACAATGAAACTAATCACAATAAAAGCTTTCATCGGAAGCGACAATCAAACCAAACAACTTAATGTCGATACAATCGTATCAATCGTAAATGCAAACCATGAAGCCTTTACTCTACAATACCCAGTCATTGGATATTGGAGGGGTGAAGCTGAACAAACTGCGGTACTTTATTTATCAGATGAACGCCAAAAGGTAATGGACACGCTCAGCGAATTGAAAGAGGTGCTAGACCAAGAGGCAATCGCTTATCAAATAGAGAATGACCTGCAGCTAATCTAAACCAAACGCCTCGCTTGGCGCTAGGGTATCCTCATAAAAAAGGAGGCGAATATGCCAATAGTAAATCAAATCACTAAAAAGGATGGCAAGATCATTAAGACCAAGGTTGACGTGCCTACGCCAATTTATAATGTGCGAATCAAGCAGGAGGTGTACGAACGCTTAGTTGTGTTAGCCGCAGAGAACGGGCGCAGTATAACCGGTGAGATAAACTACCGGCTTGAGCAATCGCTTAAAAAGTAGTATCATATCTGAGCGATTGTTGTGATTAGCGGTCGTTGTTGTAGAGCGCCTTGTTTGTCAGGGCGCTTTTCCTTTTAGTAAAATAAGCCTCACCTTACCAAGCTCTCGAATTTGGCGTAGGGTTGATATCATCTGGTAAATCATCCCCCGGCATCTTAGCACCCTTCCGCCTATTACACACTCTATGAGTAAGCTGCAGGTTGTCGATATCATAAGGCGAACCGCCGCGTGAAACTGGGATAATCTCGTCTAACTCTGGAGACATTGGGCTACCTGCTGGTAAAGTTTTATCGACTTCACGGCCGCAGATACCACAAGTATCTTGCATAGCATAAACTCTTTTGCGCAGGTCCTCTCTTAGTTTTGGGAACTGTCGTCGTGGATCTTTTGCTTTTGCATACTTCCGTCGCTGTGCCATAAATTTATTATAAAATATTATAGTACTTTTGTAAAAGATTGACATGATATAATTTTTATGGTGGCGGGGAGGGTGTATATCCTGCTAACAGGGGTGCCAAGCGCGGTGAGTGGGGCTATTTTCACGCGAGGAAAAAAACGAGTTTTTTGGCGGCGCACGATTGGTTGATTTAAGGGGTGAATAATTGTATAATATTGATATCATGACGGAGGGACAACGTGATTATTTGGCGGATTTGGCGCTGCGGAAGGGTGTGGTGCTGGAGGACACTGACAATAAGTCGGTTGCCTGGGCGAGTAAGAAAATTGACGAGTTAAAGGCGATGGATGACGCTGAGTTTTCAGAGCCAACGGCAGAGTTTTCAGAAAAGGTTACAGTGGCCGTAGACAATATCATTAAGGGGATACAGGCGTGGACTTTTCAGAAATAACGCTGGATACGTCTGGTGGTGTAGACAAGGTCGTTGCGGCGATTTTACGCGAGGGTATTTCGCCAGATGAAAAAATAGAGTTGGTGGCGGATGTGTTGAAGCGGACTGGCCGCGAGCTGCATGGCAAGCTGTATTCGCTATCGAGTGAGGTGTTTGGCTCGGCGGCGATGCTGAGCAGCGGATATGGTGAGGAGCTGGCTGATCAGGCGGAACGGCTGGCAGTGAAGATTGTGCGTAACAGCGCGCTGAATCGGCAGACTGCCGCGATGCTGCTGAAAGAGTACTGTGATGTGGTATTGGCGGCGGCGCAGCACGAAGCTTTTGCGAATGCAAAGTCTATGCAAAAACACCCGACATTGACGCGGCGCGCTAATGTCGGTAAGCCAGACTGCGCGTGGTGCCAGAAGAAGGCCGGAGTATATGTTAATCCGACGAGCGATGATTTCAAGCGGCACCGAAAATGCGACTGTGTGTTTGAGGTGAGCGGCTACAATTCACGCAACGGTGTGTTAAAGAATTTTAAGAAAGGATAGATATGATCGGCATAGATATTGAATTTAAGAATAGACCTAATGAGGACGGCACGCTGTCGAGCTTTACGATCAAGGATTGTTTGGTGTCGCAGACGAGTACGCCGACTGCAACCAAGCCTGAGGTGATGGTACATATCCCGAAGACGAGCAGTGAGACTGTCGATGGCGCGTGGTTCGATTACGCTGGGCATTCATATCATGTCGTTGGTACGACTGTACCGCTAATCAAAGAAAATACGCCGTCTAGGTGGGATAGGTACTGTATTGCACAGAGGATATATTAAATCGTGGTACCGCAGTACAACGTGTATTACAGTACATTATTGTGTTTGTGTGTAAAAAGTGATATAATATAACCAGTAACTAAGGAGGGTATTATAATGCTTATTCGTAATAAAGAATCTGGCGAAACAATCGAGGTGATGGAGGGTAGCATTATCGCTGAATCTGCTTGGGAAGTAGTGGAGCCAGAGCTGGCTAATGATGAAGAAGAGGACGTAGAGGCTTCCGATGATAAAGACACCAAAGCCGAACCTGAATCTGAATCTGAAGCTGAAGTTGCTGGCAAAAAAAGCAAAAAGTGATATAATATAATCACTACGACGCCACGCTTGCGGTAAATGCGGATAAATAAACCTATTTATTCGCATTTTTTATGGCAGGACTGAAAGATTTTACTACTAAAGAAAAATTAGCCGAAATATGGCGAGCCTTGGACGTTGGCGAGGAAAAACGAGCCGAGGCACTTATTCATGCGGCATCTACTCAGTTGCGGTTGATCGCCAAAAATAACAAGGTTGATTTGGACGAAATCATTGAGGGAGATGATAGCAAAGTCTTCGCTGATTCGGTGAGGTTTGTGGTTCTGGCGGCCGTGAAGCGTGCTATGCTGACACCTGCGGATGCGCCGCCTGCAACACAGTGGTCACAGTCGGCCAGTCCGTATTCTGAGAGCATGACATTTACTAATCCTGCTAGCGATTTGTATTTTAAGAAAAGCGAGCTGCAGATGTTGGGACTGAATAAGATATCTGGTAAATCGCAGATTGGCGTACTGAGAGGGGTGAGATGATGGTGTTGGACGACTGGAAGTGGGTGTATGAGCAACTCAATAAATCGGTTGGTAAATATCCTTTTTATGAGGGTACGTTTAGTTACAGCGATTACGAAACGAGCAAGATTGCGCGATCAATCGCTAGGCAGCATGTCGGCTGGGGCAGGCGCGCCGTTGAAATGCGCGCAAACAAAACACGGTTTGATAGGTTTGAAAATGATACCATCGGGCTGAATGAGATACTGGACGAATATAAGGTGCGCGAGGCGTTTGATCTTCTTAAAGAAGACATTCTGGTGTGTGGCATTGGCTTTTTGGCTCTGGCGGGTGACAAGGTGATGTCGTTTACGGCATTGGAGGCAACTGGTACATATGATTGGTATACGCAAAACCTGAAGTCTGGCGTGGCGGTGTTCCGCCGCAGTAGTACACCGAGCGTTATCAATGGCCCTGACAGCTATATGCAGTTCTTTAGTGACAAAACTGTTGTGTACGAAGATGAGGCTCTGAATACATACAAGAACCATACTGGACGGCCGCTAATGACTATGTTGACACACAAGGCGACGACGCGCCAACCGTTCGGTAGAACGGTATTGGTTCGGTCGTCTCGCGATGCACTAATTGACGCTAGCCGTACAGTTCGGCAGGCTATTATTGCGGCGTACCACTACAACACCAAAGTCGATATTCTGCTGGGTGTCGATAACGAGACAGACGTTGACGTGATCAAGTCGCAGACAGGCGATATTCTGAAAATTACGTCGAACGAAAACGGTCAGATACCGCAGGTGGCGCAGTTTGCACAGCACGCTATGGCGCCGTTTAACGATTCGTTGCTGATGTCGGCGCGCAATTTTTGTTCTGATACGAAGCTGTCGTTGAATAATTTGGGGCTGTCGAGCAATGCGCCGCAGTCTCCTGAATCACTGGAGATTGTCGGCGATGACCTGCGCGAAGCGATTATTGAGTGGCAGAAAGAGATTGGCAACCAACTGAAACACTTCGCAATGACGTTATGGATGCACAAGAATAACGTGACGAAAATAGACGATAATTTACGGCAGAAGCTTGACGCTGTTTTACCGGTATGGCTGCCAATTTATCGATCCGATATCAGCAAGTTTGGTGACGGGCTAAATAAGGTGGCGCAGGTAGCGCCAGGTATCGTGATGCAACGGTCGGTGTGGCGCAATGCAGGTTTAGCTAGTAGTGAAATTGATCAAGTTATCACGAGTATCGTTGATAATTTACAGAACAATTCAAAAGCTGAATAAATACTATGATTATTGCTTGTGCTTTCGTAAAGTATGTATTATAATATGGGTACGTATACTTTTGACGGAGGGAATAAAAGGGTGACATATTACACCAAAAACGACGCAGGCGAATTTACAGAAGTCAACACAGATGATATGTTCAAGGAACGCCACGAGCGCTGGGTCAAGAACGAATCGGCAAAGATTCGTGAAGACGTAGAAAAATCAGTGCGCGACGAGCTCACGAACACTATCACTGAGCAGGCTGAGAAAGACGCTAAGGAAAAATATCAACCTCAGATTGACGATTTGACGTCGAAGAACAAAGATTTAGAGACGACAATTCGACAGAAGACCATTGCCGCTGAGTATGGCTTCAAGCCCGGTACTGAGAAATATCTGGGTACTGGCAGCGAGGAAGATATGCGCAAAGAGGCTGACAATTTGAAAGAGCAGTTTGGCGGCGGAGCAACCGCACCGAACCGGCAGCAGCCAGGCAAAACTAGCGCAATTCAAACGCGTACGGGTGTAAAGGTTACAATCTAATTAACCTAACTATTATCCAAGGAGGGTAACATTATGGCATTAACCGATCTGCATACAATCGATATTGCCGAGCCGCTTGATAAGATGTTTTCGACTAGCGGCACTTTCCCAGGAGCTATATTGTCTTTGGTTCCTGAAACACCGACTATTAACATTGGCGATAACAAGCCGTTTGTGATGGAAGGTCGCGCTCGCGGCGCTCTTGTCCATGAAGGCGGCGCAATACCTGACAACGGTCGCCAGGTGAAGTCTAAGCCGTTCACAACAGCGAAGCTGGTCTATTCGCAGCGTGTCACTGAAGAGTTTATGCGTTGGACAGAAGCAAAACAATCTGACTTTATTAGCCGCTTGGTTGACAACTGGCTGACGAAGTCGCTGGGACTGGATTTGGATACTATCGTGCTGCATGGTATCAATCCGCATGCTGGTACAGTTGATACTGATCTGACTACCTACATGACTAAAGCCGGCTCAAGCATTCTGGTGCCGACAACTGGTACTACTGCGGCAACTCTTGATACAGACTTTGCTACAGCTGTCACTGAACTAGACGAACAGGATATCAACGGCGTGGCTATTTCAAGCGGCGCATCCAAGCTGCTCTCGACTATCCTTGAGGGTAACCAGAAGAAGTATCCGGAGCTGGGCGTGTTCGGCTTGAGTGGTAATATACTGTCCGGAAAACCTGCTGCAACGTCGTCGGAAGTTGCCCGCGACAAGAAAACTAAGCTGGTGCTTGGCGACTGGAGCCAGTTGCTTCTCGGCTTCGCCGGACTGGCTGAATGGCGCGTCCATACCGCCGGCGACTTCGATAATACCGGCAAGGATTTGGCTGCGCACGACCAAGTTGGTATCCGCATGTCGCTGCCGTTTGGCTTCCAGATTTTGGACACTAAGGCGTTTGCTGTTGTAAAGGCGGCGTAACATGGGCAATGACAAGAGCAATATCGCGATCGGTTTGCCTAACCCAAAGGGCGCTCTGTATTGGGCGCCTCTGGGGACACCGCTACCGACTGACGCCACCACGGCGCTGGACAACGCGTTTATCAATTTGGGCTATGTCACCGAGGACGGATTGACCTCGAGTACGGCGGAAGAGGGCGACGACATTAAGGCGTGGGGTCCTGAGACCGTGGCGCGCAACCAGACAAGTTACGGGCGTACATATACGTTTAACTTACTGGAATCATCGCGCGCTTCAGTCTTACAATTCCGATATGGCAAGGGTAATGTCAAGGTTGAAACAGATGGTTCGATTACCGTTGACGACACTGGCGAAATTTTGCCGCACGGTGTGTTTGTCTGCGAGACTATCGAGACTAACAGCGGCGGAGTTCGACGACATCGCCAAGTTCTGGGTGATGCACAGTTTACTGACCGCTCTGGCGACATGACGTTCAATAACTCTGATGCTCTCACTGTGCCAGTATCTCTGACAGCATATAAGTTTACCGACGGTGCTGGCAAACTGGTATACGTTAAGGAGTTTTGGTCTAAGAAGTCCTAGTCTCAGATATGCGCAAAGAAAAACGGCTTGAAAAATAGCCGTTTTTTTGTCATAATATAGTAAAATAATTCTTTATGGAGGGAAATATGGCGAGCGAGCCAAAAAAGAAAATTGAGCTTTGGGATGGATTCTCAGTAGAGATTAACACGCAGTTGATGGATGACTTCGATTTCATTAGTGATTTGTCAGAGGCGCACCGAACTGGTAATTTATCTGAGCTGGTGAGTATGTATATGGCGGTTATCGGCGGACAGGAGACGTACGATGAAATTAGGGCGCATATTGAAGAAGAGTATGGGTATCTATCACAAAAGGCGTTGCTGGAGATTATGGAGAAAGTTGATGAATGCTTCCCAAAAGCTGGCAATCGAGCGCAGCGGCGTTCGTGGAAGAATTTGGTCTAGTTGAAGCTGACTTCCAGCAATATTACCATCTGAATTTATTAGAAGCTTGCCCGTACGCCGATGGCCGGAGAAGCGGCTTCTTGCGCTATGCCAGGCTATTTGAGAACTTGCCAGTAGAAAGCAGGGTTTTTCGCAAGCTAGTGCCAGCAGCGAGCTGGACATGGCGCGACGAAACATTGAGCCAGATACTACAAGAGCTGAACACGCTCACAACATTAACTTATAATATGAATAAGCGCAAAACTGCTAAGCCTGCTAAAGTTATGAAGAGGTTTGAGCCAGAGTATGTTGCTGAAATGCGCAAACAGCTTGATGAAGAGCGTAAGAAGCAGCAAGCGGAAGAGCAGGATGACTTAAAAGACTTCTGGCAACACTTGAATCCAAACGCGCAATATCAGGACTAGCTGATCAGTCTATCAAGAGCTTTAGCAATCTCAGAATCGGTGAAGTTGATAGTTGACTTCTTTTTAATGAATAATCTCAGGCTGCGTACCACTTCCGGTGACTTAATAGCTTTCCTCATATTATCCTCAGTCAGCGCGTCAAATCGCTTCCAGTACTTGTCTAAGTCGCCTTTTAATACAGATTTCTTAGTGAGGTTGACTAGGTGCTTAGCAGCAGTGCGGATTGTTGACAGATTTGTCAGGTCGTATGCGAAGATACGCTGCGAGCGAATCGGCTTCTCAAAAATGACGCGGTGCAGCTCGACGCAGCGGCCGTTTGTAAGAATAACCCAATCCACGCCCTCGTTTGAGGCGTAGTCAACCGCCTGTTTTAAGTGGCGCTCATTCAAGTCGATGGAAGTAGCCTTTGCCTCGACAATGAAGTAGATTTTTTTATTCATCTGAACAACGTAATCGACATAGGTGCCGCGGATCATATGTTCTGTCTTAATTTCGTCAATGAGCGTATATCCAAGCACTGCGCTGAGTAAGGTATTCACCATCAAGCGCGCGGTTGATTCGTCTGCGTTTAAGTTTTCTTTTTTCGTTAGATATTTTTTGCGATACTCGCGCAAAGCTTTCTCACAAGCCTTTTCTTGAAACTCTGTAGCCATACATCCTCTTTTATTACAACTTGCTTTATTGTAACAATATTATACGTAAAATGCAAAAGACTATACAATGTGATATCTTATAGATATGTCAAATGTGGATTTTATACTAGACAAATCTGGCGGTGCGGACATACTTCGCAACAATCCAGGCATAGCACAAATCCAGATGCAGAATATGAATCGTATTCTGGATACGGTGAGGGCGCAATTTGTAGTGGAGTTTGGCTTTGAGGGAAACTTTGAACTTATGACAGAGCCGACTGCGTTTCGCCAGCGGGTGATGATTAAGGCCGCCGACAAGCGTACCGCTGGTGCATTGAAGACTAAGCCGGGATGGTTAGGGTCTTTCGTCAAAAACCTTAGTATATGATATAATATATTTATTACGACGCCACGCTTGCGGCAAATGCGGATAAATAAAACTATTTATTCGCATTTTTTATGGCAACTTCAATCGGTACAGCATGGATTCAAATAAAACCTTCGCTAAAAGGGGTTTCTAACGACGTCAAGAAAGCGCTTGGCGATAGCGGCGACGGAGCCGGCAATAATTTCGGCACTAAATTTAAGAGTAGCTTTTTAGCTTCGTCAAAGGCGGCGTTTGGAGAGGCTTTTTCAGAATTTGGTAAGCGTTCCGATGAGGCGTTTTCTAAGTTCAAATCATTAGCGGCTGGCGCGATGGTCGGACTAGGCGGAATTGCTACTTACGCAGTTAAGCAGTTTGCTGAGTACGAGCAGCTGGTTGGCGGTGTGGAAACGCTTTTCAAAAAGAACTCTGGCGAGGTGATTCAGTATGCTAAGAATGCTTATAAGACGGCGCAGCTGTCTGCCAATCAGTACATGGATACTGTCACGAGCTTTTCAGCGTCACTACTTCAAGGATTAAATGGGGACACTGCCAAGGCAGCTAAAATAGCCGACATGGCTATCACCGACATGTCTGATAACGCAAACAAGATGGGTACGTCGATGGAGTCGATTCAGTATGCATATCAGGGATTTGCAAAAAATAACTACACCATGCTCGATAATCTGAAGCTTGGTTATGGCGGTACGCAGAGCGAGATGGCGCGCCTCATCAACGACAGCGGTGTGATGGGTAAGACGTTTAAGGCGACAGCTAAAAACGTCAGCAGTATTCCGTTTAATAAGGTTATCGAGGCTATACATGCTATTCAAACTAAGCTTGATATTACTGGCACTTCAGCTAAAGAGGCGTCATCAACTATCAGCGGCAGCTTTAATGCCGCTAAAGCCGCCTTTGATAATATGCTGACGTCATTGGCTGATCCAAACGGTAATTTTGAAGAATCGTTCAATATATTTCTGGATACAGCAAAACAATTCCTTAAAAATCTCGCACCAGTAGTGAAGGGGATGCTAAAGACTGTTTTTGAGGAGATTAAAAAGCAATCGCCAGAATTAGCTCAGGGATTAAAAGACGCTGTGGATGTTATTCGCAAGCTATTTGACTTTGCTAAAAGCAATCCAGAGTTAATCGCTAATATTGTAAAGTTAGCTGTTGGATTTAAGGCGCTGCAGATAGCTACAGGCGGTGCGCGTTCTGCGCTTGATACGTTAAAGCCATGGGCAAAACTAGGTAAGGGTATTTTTACTGGCGTTATCGGCGGCGCTCAGACGCTGATAGGTAAATTCAAAGATCTGAAGGCTGCTAAAGGTTCAGTTGATGGTGTGACGAAAACAATGGAGGGCGCAAGCAGTGCAGTCGGCGCATCTGCTGATTCGGCAGCCGGCGGCGTGGATAAGTTATCATCCGCAGTCAAGAAAGCGCCGAGAGAGTTTACTTTTGGTAAAAGTTTAGCTAATTTTTTTAAAGAAATAGGAGAGTTGGCTGGTGGCGCCATACAGGGTGCTTGGAAGCCAGTAAAAGAGTTCTTCAAGGGTGCGGGCGAGACTGTTGCTGGTTTTTTCAAGGCTTTAGCGTCGCCAGAAGTTCTTCTGGGAGTGCTGTCATTTACAGCGGCTGCTGCCGGTGTGGCGGCCGCAATCCTGCTAATCGGCGGCGCGCTGGGTATCGTTTCGCCAGGACTAGGCGACTTCCTGAATCTGGTTATTATCCCGCTGGCAGCGTTTTTGGCGGGAACGTTCTTAATTGTGCTATCATCTGTCACCAGTACGATAATCAGACTAACCAATGAAGCTGTTATCCCGCTTACAAATGCAGTATCTGGCGGACTTACAAGCGTATTCAATTCAATTGGTGGAGTAATCGATAGTGCTGGTAATTCAATAGCAAGAGTTGTCGATTCTATATCGTTCGGTATAGAAAGGATCATCAATTCTATCGCTAATTTGATTAGGTCTGTTGGCGGGCAGGACTGGTATGGCACTGGCTATGGCATTACGCGCAACTTTACTGCTGGCTTGCTAGACGGCATGATTGACTTGCTGCAGGATTCGCTGAATAAAGTGATTAATAATATCATCAATATTCCTGGTATCGGTAATGCTCTAAAAGCAGTTGGCGTAAAGGCTAACCCGGTCAATCTGTCTGGCTTTAAGCTGGGCAAGCGGGCGCAGGGCGGAGCGGTTTTCGGTCCAGGCGGCGACACTAGCGATTTAATTCCAATGCTGCTGTCAAACGGCGAGTATGTTATTAGGGCGTCATCTGCGCGCAAGATTGGCTACGACAAGCTGAACGATATAAACAGGACTGGCAGCGCTGGCGATACGTTGTATCAGACTATCAACATTAACGGCTATAATCGTGATCCAAAAGAACTGGCTGATGAGATTAGCAAGCAGATAGCCTTGAAAAAACAGAGGGTGATGGGATGATAATACCAAGCAATAAGTTTACTTTGGCGGCGCTAATACGAGACGACGGCGAGCGGCTGGATTTGACTGGCTCGGAGATACGGCTGAGCGCCGACAATAGCCTGCTGCACCGGCCAGAAGTTGAGTCTTCCGACATAGACTATACCGACACCAATGGCGGCGAGATGGTGCGCCAGCGCCTGGTGTCTTATACTCAAACCATTAACGGATTGATACTTCCTAAGACTACCAGTTTTTGGGATTTGTACAGCAAGATAGACAGTTTCTTTACTATCAACCGTACATTTACCTTGGTGTATTGTAGAAAAGATGGCGAGCTATTTGCTATTAAGAATGCCTGGCGAAGCAGCGCGCTGGATTTACCAGTTCCAGCTGACGAGAGCAATACAGTATTCTCGACTGAGCTTAAGGTCGGAAATTCGATACTGTTTGAGTATTCTGAAGATAGCAACGGCCATGAAATATATTCAAACAAGCTGAAGCTGGGACGTATATCGGCAGCCAGCGGCGGCGAGGTTTGGGATACTACCGGACAGCTTTATGATGCAACGGGCGAGGTGTGGGAGAATGCCAGTGGCGGTTTAAGTAATGCGTTCGTTTCATCAACGAGAAAAATCTATCCTGTATGGATCTTACATGGTCCAGCTGTAAACCCATCTGTTCAGAACAACACAACAGATACTTTAGCTTCTTATCATGGCAGCCTATCGTCAACTCAGACGCTTATCGTTGACTTTTCAACTGGCGAGGCTCGTCTGAACGGCGCTATCGTTTCAAGGAATATTACCGGGCAGCTATCAATTGCACCTGGAAATAATCTGGTCGGATTTGATGTTGAGAGTGGAGAAAATGCCACCTCGGAATTGGAGTGGAATAATGTCATTGGCTAGTGCAGACAAGAGACATGAGCTACTGCTATATGTCGGAGATACGCTCATTGGCGATTTCAATGATTTTGCAAAAAACCGAGAGTTGAGCGAATCGTTGAAAAGTGAATCAGATTCAGCGACAGCTGATCAATTTACTTTTAGCATCAATTGGTCCAAGTTCAAAAAACATGCCAAAATACGGCTAGATGATAACCCAGAATCTTTGCTGCGCGTCGGTAAAACGCACATGGTATTTTTAGTGGACGGGCTACCCCGCTTTTCTGGATTTTTGGCGACTAGACCGGCGCGTAGCGGTTATGGGTCTGATCAGCAGTTAGACTTAAAGTTTTTTGAACACTTTGCAAGGCTAAGCGGTGATTTGGTGTGTGATAAAAATAACACACAATCACCTCACCGTACCTTTTCAAATACACCTGGTCATATATTCGCGCAAAGCTTGATTAGCGAGTTTATCACACGAGCGCAGAATGCTGGCGAGACTGTCAGATGGAAATTTGGTATTGTTAATGAGCTTAGGCTGAAGACCGTTGAGTATAATGATTTTCAGACGGTTAGTAAGGCGCTGTGCGATGCAATGAATAATGAAACAGGAACTGGAAAGTTTGACGTGGTTTTTCGTGTCAACCCAGACAACCACAACGAGCAGATTATTGATATCCTCAAACCGCGTGGTCGTCGTAAAAATATCATCATACGATATCCGAGTGACGGGGTCTATAAATTATGGGCGAGCGGTTATGCAGTCGAAGAGTCTGCTGACTATGCTAGTGATGTGCTGATTGCCGGTAATGGGCAGGTTGGCAATCCTGAGGCTGGCGAGGATACTGCTGAGCTTGCCAGTGCTAGCAACCATGCGGCTGTTCAAGACAACTGCTACTGGCGAGTTTATGAAACACAATCAAATCTTAAATCTCAAGCGGCAGTCGCAGAATATGCTCAAAAATCCTTAGCACAGCGCAGCTTTGATTCGTTAGTTCCGCAGATAAAGCTTGTGGGGCGCCCTATAGTTTGGGGCGATTCAGCTAACGAAAATAATGGGCTGGCGCTTGGTGATGAGTTTCGATTTCAGGAAGAGAACGATGATGGCAGCGACTTCAGCGGTTGGATGCGGATAATTGCGATGGAGACAAGCTGGGATAATCAAGGCGTTGCTACCGTGGCGCCGCATCTGAAGAGGGTTGAATAGTGTTCAATGATAATGTTACGCGCCGGCTGATGGCAGTTGAAAGTGAGCAGAGAGCTCAGAAAGTTGCTGCGCCATTAAATTATGGACAGTTAGCGCAGGGGGAGTTGCCGACCGCTATTTGGAGCGGTTTTATTAGCGAGTATTTACCACCAGGGAAGACAGTTATTGCTGAGTGGGAGGTCGTCTTTCAGCGTTCTGACGGTGTGAAGAAAACGCCGTTGGTTCAGTTATCATACAACCATGACCAGGATATTCATCCGTTCCCAATAGCAGGCGCCCGCGATCCGTATGCTGATGAAGAAAATGGGTGGTGGTTGCAGACAAAAGAGTTAGGAGATGACTATGTTAAATTTACGATACTGATTGACCCAACCGGCTGGTTTTTTCTCGATAGCAACGGGGCTAACTGTACCCTAACCGTTCAAGCTATTTCGCCAGTTTCTGGTACTTTGTCAATAAGGAGAGTGCAATGAACAGCATTGAAAAATGGCTGAATAAGTTAGAGGCAGAATCAAAAGCTCTTAAGCAAGGATTTTACCAATCAGCGACTAAAATACCGCTGCATACACGAACAGCCAGAGCGACAACCACCCCAAATGGTACATATGGGACAGAAAGGGTGTTGGTGACATTTACGACACATAGCAGAAAGCCGACAATCGCTCAACTTGAAATAAAATCTAACGGTGGCGCAGTGTCTCGCGTTCGTAGGACAA